AAACCATACACGGACACCCGTACTACACAAATAAACAGTTAGCCGAGACTTTCGGAGTCTCTTTAGGGACTGTCCATCGTAGAAAAGTAGGGATTGAAAAAGAACAGAAGAGATATGGTAATTATGCCATTATCTCTTCCGGAACAAATCTCTACGCTTACATCGATTATGACAAGTATCACAAGGACTTAGACGACCCGATTATGCGAAAACATGTTCCGGCATATGACCCAGCAGAGATAGCCGCAGGATGTGGTTATGGAAAGCGGGTGAGGATACTTGAATAAAAAAATGTGCCTCCGGGAGCGGCAACTCCCGGTTGGGCACATAGAAAATAACTCAACTAAATTGTAACACAAAACCAGAAAAATGGAAGGAGAAAATTATGACCACAGAAGAAAACAAGTTTTTAGGATTGAAAGAAATCAAGAACTTAATCGAAAAAGTATACGCAGCACAGCAGGCAGGAAACTACGCGTTTTTTAGCTGCAGCAATTATGCCGCAAGAGTGCTTGCTATGAAGGGAGAAGTTTCTGAAAACAAAGAATGGGACAAAAAGTTTGAAATGGAAACTTATGCTGGCGACCCGCTGCAAGAATACAATGACTGCATCACTTATCTTGAAAAACTGGCAGGTGAGAAACATGATAATTAATTTTTTACTGAAAAAATATAGCCAAAATGAATCGGCTCTGCAGTTACAGCCTGCGTCTCTGCTGTATCAGAGACACAAGGCAGCACTAACTGAATTGATTGTAATGGATATGAAACGAAATGGAGCATTCCAGAAATAAAGAAAACCCAGCGAAAATTATTCGCTGGAAGGATGGACAATTAGAATGTTTCTGCGGAACATTAGCAGAGGCGGAAGATTATGCAAAGAACAAATCAAAAGTGATCAAACAAACCTATATCATTATTACATGAAAAAGAGGAGGCAAATAACTGTCTCCTCTTAGTAGCAAATACCAAAGATGGTACGCTATAAAACCGTATCTAAAGTGTACTATCTGAAATTTAAAATGTCAAGAAATAATCGGGTGAAAGTCCCGTATTAACCTTGATAAACGTATTAAAGATAGGACCAGAAGATATGAGTTATACGAAAAATATATATGAATTTGATAATGCAATAGAGGTTGAGGAAAAACACACTTACAGATACCGTTCTCCAGGCATGAAAAGGGAGAAGAAAAAGAAACTCACTCCTGCTCAGATGAAAGCTGTCAATCAGAAGAATAAGGAGAAGACCTGTAGAAGAAAGCTGAGAAAACACTTCGAAGAGAACGATTACTTTGTATGTCTTACATACGAAAAAGAAAAACGTCCGTCCGACATGACAGAAGCAAAGAGAGATTTTTCGGATGCAATGAAGGTGATCCGGAGGGAATACGGGAAAGCAGGATACAAAGTGAAATGGATACGC